TGTGTAAAGAAGGTTCACCATCACCGTGCGTATAGTGATGGCAAACGAAACAATATGTGTGCCCGTCGTCATAGACACTCTTGGCATCTGACGACCCACACTCCTCACATGGCTCGTGAAATAGAAACTCAGAGGAGCCAGTCGAGGGGGATGTTTTGGAATGATGTCCAAGGGATGTCATGCTTATCGCACCACTTAGCGTATGTAGTTTTAGATTTCTTACTGATCTTATTGAATGGTGCCTGAAAGACCATACGCAAATCAAGGTTAGGATTTAACTCCTTTACTGCCCTGATCTTACGACGGTCAGCAGGTTCCCAATAGCCCTTACATTCCAGCACGACACCATTGGGTAACACGAAGTCAGGTGTGTAGACATGCTGGATAATGTAACGGACTCTAGTTGTTTCGTACTCGTACTTGACACCAAGATCGACAAGCAGATCAGCTACCTTTTCTTCGAGTTTGGATCTGAACATCTAGTTCTATTTCATTTTCTATTGGACTAAACGGATGCTCATCGTGGAAAAAACTGTATGCCATCATGCCAAACTCAAGAAGTTGTAGAGTATAGAATTTTCTTTTGACTCCACTTTCTTTACTTCGTTTGATAGCACGTAGGCGTGATTTAAGCTCAAGGTATTCTTGGACCGTAAAATCTTTAGCCATCAGTCGTCCATGTTCTTTTCGATGATAGCCTCAACAACTTCAGTTACAGCACGAGACATCTCGTATTTGAAGTCATTCTTGTCAGCCTTGTAACGGGTGACACAAATGGGAGGGAGTTGGATGTCAAGGGTACCTTTGTAGATACCAGTGATCTCATCCTTTGCAACAGTGAATTGAAAATCAGAAGTCATCTTCGTCGGAACCAGGGAGAACAGTAACAGCAGGATCGTTGGCTTTGAAGCCTTCAGTCTTACCAAACAGGGCGGCTACATCTTCAGCAGCCATATCGCCAGTATCTACACCAGCTCCTGAATTGAGAGACACCAGTTGTACACCAACCAGTTTAAGGCTTGTTCCATAAGTGACGCCATCCTTGAGGATGTACGGCTTCTGATAGAACGCCAGCTTAACTGTACTACCAGAATACATGGGCGTATTCTCGTCTGTGACAGGTGTACCTTCGGTATCAACGACAGGCGGGCGGTTCTCTTCATTCCAGCTAAATTTGACTTTGTACTGGTTGTCTGCAACTTCTTCCCAGGGCTCAGGCTTTAGCACAGAACGCTTAGGATTCTTGAGTTTACCTTGTGCCCATTGCAGTGAGTCTTCACGGTCAGTTTCAAGGGCATCGACAATCTCGCTATCAACAATAGCAGAGAGGGAGTAGCCAAACTTGCTTGGCTTCAGTACAGCTTGATAACCTTCAAGGACAACAGGCTGTTCGGTCTTGTGAATAGTGCGTGGCATTAACAGAAAAAATAAGTGGATTCAATCACGGATTCTGGTTGCAGATCTCCAATGATCGGTGGTTCATTCTCCGCTCCTATCTGGTGAGCGAAGTCTCGCAAGTAATCGTGTTCTGCGAAGAGGTGCATATATGTCTCTCGGACAATGTTACTGAGAATAGACATGTCAGTAGCACGACACAATACAGAGTCATGAATGAGAGCGATCGGTGCGTCGAAACGAAGCGCAGAAAAGTGGAGGAGAGAGGCATCGAGTGAATGGATAAGATTTGGAGCCGTTGCGTTTTTGTGGTGCTGTTTGTCAACATCATCTTTGTCACCAACAGCTACCTCAATTTCACAACGACCTAAAAGTTGCAGTTTAACTGTTTTAATGTTTTTCTTCATGAGCCTTTGGGTCACGATAAATCCTGACGGAGTTGTCCAAGATAACTCTTTCTCTCCTCTGTCGATTGCCTTAGCAACTTCAGACTCGATCCAGCTCATGACAGCCATGGGACCAGGTACGACCTCATCCATAGCATTTCTAACAGCAACGACCGTCTTTGTCAAGTCGTCTTTGTCGATCTCAACACCTTTCTCTTTGAGTGCGTCCCTGATGTACCCACGGTTGCTAAAAGGTTTAGCATTGTAGGGTACCGTCATAACGACGCGCTTCACCGTTTTCCTGTCCATGTAAGGACGGATAGATTTCGGGCAGTGCGGACTTGCTTGTTCAGCAACTACTTTGTATGCATCTTGAGGACGATCTGAGGGTAGAACATTGACAAGTTTGGCAGTGTTTTTATCTCTAGCTAACCCTGCAAGGATTTGTAGACCACTGCATGTAGCATCTGTGGCTACAGGTAAAGACGTAAAGTGACGATCACGCTTGAGTACACAATGATAATACTCGTCACATGCAGCTAAAAATTGCCATGGCTCATCAGCTTTTTCCCATTCGTGAATGTGTGAGATAGGATCAGAAGCGACACAAGTAATTAAATGTGTGTTGTTAGCAGGCCATTTTAGTCGTTCTTCTATAGGTTCTTTATCAAGACCATATGTAGTAGCCACTTGAAACGCTAACCATTCCTCTGCTTTAGGTGTTATGCACGACCCATCAGCAAATGTCAATAAACTTTTTCCAAAGTCTGTATCTTGTGGTGTGAGGAATGAAGGGATTGGGTAAGCTCTACCTCTGTAATCAAACGACCACGGAATATAGAACTTATCACGATCCTTGAACCTAGCAACAGCTTCCATCGTCATGCGTGTTCTACATGACTTTCTGAACTCCTGCGCTTGTAGGTTATGAACTTCAGTAGAAGCTCTTCTATATGCTTTGCGAGACTCTTCGTTCTCTGCAATATCTACTGGTTTAGGAGGCAGTTCATGATGGATAATAGGGAGAAACTTACCAACAGCTCGTTCCAATCTATCTAGTTCTTCCGCTACCCCTACAATAAAGGGATTTAGTCGGTAAGCAACCTTCTGGATTTTGTTCAAAAAGGCCAGTGGTTTATCTCCCTGTATAGGTCCGCCACCGCGCCGAACCATGTCATGACCACACATCACTTCGTTTAGGATGTAGCCACCTTTCCTTTCTATCTCCCAATCATTAGGCTCGATAAGCATCGGCCATGCAAGCGGGCTGAATAGCTCAGCATCTCTCATAACCTGATCTTTGATTTCAAGGAATTCAGGTGTAGGTACTATGTAGTTAACTGTTTTACGTCCATCACGCTGCATGTCTTTGTCAAACCAGTTACTACTTTCCATAATGCATCCAAGCAACCAGCCTCCTAAGCGGGCACGGTTTCGACTACCCCAGGATTTCCATTTTGCAACACCATAACGGTTCATCAACGTTTGGATGTCTACAAGTTTTTGCTGTGTGCCTGAAGATTTATGCCAGTAGTTTTCTTTGAGTTTGTGCAGTAAACCAGGCGCGTGTTTTTCGTAGTGTCGCATTTGACACTCTTGTTCAACAGCAAGACCGATAGACTCACATACTTTGGTAGCTTGGTTACTTTTTTCTTTGTATGAGAATACCTTATCAAAGGTTAGCTTGACAGCAATAGCTGCAGCAGCAAGTGGTTCAACATCAGCAAGATACTGCTGTATCTCTTTGAATGCAGCACCAGTTTTACCTTCTTTTATGCGATTGGTAGTTGACTCAATACGTTCCACCACAAGAGGCAGCAAGGTATCAATAGAAGCAACTCCATACACACTAGCAGACGCATATTCTTTTGCCTCTAAGTCGCGTGTGTTCTTGTGTAGTTTCTTTAACCCTTGAGCAATAGCATCTCGCTCAAGTTGTATCTGTTCATCAATCTCGGCTGGTGTTGGCAATAGGCTCCTCTGAAACTGCGGACTTGCTGGGCGTGTATGTGAAATCGTAACACTGAGCCAGCTCAGGATAGTCCTCAACTAGCTCATCGAATTGTTCAAGATTAATCAGACTCATGTGATTTAATGGGTGAAATGTGGCGCAACTCATCCTCTGTGCAGACAGTAAACTCTGCCTCCTCAGCAATAAGTTGTTGGATACGTTTTTCGGCGGCGTGTGCTTTTTGGTAAACGTACTCTTTGACTTTACCTTTGGTATTTGTTGCGCGAATAATACAACACACTGAACTGGGAATTTCCCAGCCGCGCAGCTTCCAGTCTTCAAACTCTTCCCATGTGGGAGTAGCTAGAAAGTCTTCAGGCATTTCTGACCATGCCTCCCAGTTGTTGGGGAAATAATTACCACTCATCGCAAAGTTTTACATCTTTAAGGAACTGCGTGCCACCGGACAATTCAGCAGCAGCCCATGCGGCGTGCTCTAAATCGGGTGCAAGTAAGTAGCGCACCTGACCGTCAGTTGTTTTATACTCCCACTCTTTGAGTTGTGGTTTTTGAAGTCGCATGAGTTGTCTTCCTACGCTTAGCTGCGCGTGGTTTGGGTAGATAGGATTCACGTTGTGCGAGTTCAGTGTACTTAGCATGCCACTGATGTTCCTCGCCAAAGTAGTTTAACCAGCAATAAATTGCATTACGGATGAACCAATCATCATCCTTGGGTGGTGGGTTCATTGTTTAGTTCTTCTTTTAAAATGTTTAGACGTTTGAGTATCAACAGGTATTCTGAATCAGATGCCCTGCCTTTTTTGCACAACAATCTGTACACATCATCGCGTACAACATCAATGTATTGATTAATCATTTGTTGTTGTAATACTTAGAGGTGATACGGTTTGAGCGCTGCCAGATGATAGCAGTGCTGAACAATCCTACCATACCAACGACGGCAAGGATAATGTTGGTTTCGTTCCAAAGCATAGTTAAAACTGCGGACTTGCTGGAGTGAATGTGATGAATGTGGGCACAAAAGAGAGGCGACAATAATGCCGCCTATTTGTTACTTAGTGCGACACATATGCCGCTATGTATTACTTAGACGTTACGATTGAAGAAATAATACTCATAGTTGAAGTAGATTTCAAAGTAATCGTATTGCAAACTCTGATGCCATACCATCTCGTAGTCAACAGCGGACTGCAAAAAGATTGGCAGCGCGTCAAGCTCGTGGCTGTAGCAATCCTCGACTAGATTCTCACTGAATGCCTCGACACTTGGGAAACAACCAGAATATGCATTCTCTAAATCTTCTACATCATCCAACCCATAACCGCGCACCTCATTGATAAACATATCGATGAGATGTTCAGCATCAGTCTCAATAATGTTGGATACAATTTCCTGAAGAGGTGTCAACGTAGTTTGAGTCATGATGTTGTAAATGTGTTGTTTGATGAGTGACACGAATTAGGCAGCAATCGGGAAGACGGATACACCGTCAGCTTTGCAGAACTTGTTAACCCACTTGCCAAAAGACTCGACATTGTGGAAGAGAATGTCAAACATTGCATCCTCGTCGATGTTGCTGTAGAGATACTGATTACCGCTCTTGTAGGTAACGAGCGCTTGATTGTGCAGAGGAGAAACCTCAAGTTCTTTGATAGAAGAAGACTTGATGGCGTTACGTGCAGCAGGA